CAACCAGCCGCAGATTTACAACGGTTCGGCAGTCATTACTGAGAACGGCAAGGCCGCCATGCAATTCGACGGCACAGACGACCGCTTCCAGCTCGACGTGTCGGCCACGGGCTTGAATTTGGACGTGGCCAACACGAGCTCCTTCCACGTGGCTCAATATGACAACGCCACCAATGACCGTAGTATGTCGCTCAGTTTGGGTGGGGTGGGGGCACGGTGGTATATAGGATATATGGACAACGGCAATTTCGAGTATGGTTATGACGCCACGACTACAGTATCCTTTGAAACAGGCAATACTGACCAGAACCTGTTCACCATGATAGCGGGCAGCACGTTGGGACAAGCTCAGGCGTGGCGAAATGGTGTCAGCAAGATGACGGCTACACTGGCAACGAGCGCCATTATGGGCGACGTCGTAGGCATCGGACTGTTTCGGACGGCTTTTTATCTAGACGGCACCGTGCAAGAGGTAGTAATTTATGACAGCGACCAAAGCAGCAACCGCACCGGCATCGAGACGGATATAAACGACTACTTCAGCATCTACACATGAGCACCGTCTACCTCCCCGTCACGCCGCGCTTGAACCTGACGAGCGAGCAACGCGCTCGCGGCATCAGCCAGGAGCTGTACAACCTAAAGGTGCCGAAGCACTTGCACGAACCTGGGCGCGTCACGACTGAGCTGCTTGGCCTCATCGAGCACCCGACTACGGGGCAGTGGGCATGCGTTGGCGACACTACGCTGGCGATCGCGGTGCACCCACAGCGCGACGTGACTGCCCTGGTGTCGTTGTTCCCGCAGCTTACCGCTGACGAGCGTAGTGCCATGACGTACTACATCGCCACCAACGAGGTTGTGTACTTCCAGTACCTCATGCCCAGCGATGCGGAAGTGCTAACACAAGAAGAAGCGGAAGCGGCCGGCTGGTTCGGCGACAGTCTGTAACTTGAGTACATGGAATTCTTCCTCGATAACTGGGCAGAGCTGCTGCTGGCATTCATGGTGTTTGCCAAGGTGGTGGTGAACCTGACGCCGAGCGTCAAGGACGACCGCGTCTTCGCGTATGTTGACCTGTTGCTCAATGCGATCATCGCAAACAACACTAACGACAAAGAGAAATAATGGCCATTTTCAACGGCACGGTCTATCTCCTTAAGATTGGCGGCACCGCTCTGCCAGATCAGACCGAAGGCAGCATCAGCCTGTCCATGGAAACGCGGGACATCACCACCAAAGACAGCAGCGGATTCCGTGAGCTGCTCGAATCCACGCGCAGCGGAAGCATCAGCGTGAGCGGATTGGTGGACGACACTAGCGACGCAGTTGCTACGCTCATGACCAGCTTCACCGCCCGCACGTCGGTGGCGTGCATCTTCGGTGTGGACGGCACGTCAACCGGTGAGGACGACCACAACTTCAGTGCTACCGGCTTTGTCACGAGCATCGAGACGAGCGCCGGCACCGAGGACAACGTGACCTACTCGGCCACCATTGAGCTGAGCGGTTCCATTACCCTTGACAGCACCGACGAAGCCTAATGAAGCTGACCCTTAGCGGCAAGGAGTTTACCTTGCGGTGCGACATGCGTGCGCTGGCTGCGGCCAAGCGTGAGGCAGGCATCGACATCGGCAAGCTCTCCGACGACGTTGTGGAGATCGGGACGCTGGCGTACTACTTCGCGCAAGCAGGGGCGAAGCACGCCGGCATCCCATTCGACTACGAGTGCGACGATTTCCTTGGCCTGATCGAAGTGCAGGATATGGAAGCACTGGCCGAAGCCCTCAGCACCATGATGGGCGGCGGCAGCGGAAAAAAAAAGTGAAGGCGAACCACTGACCTTTGACAGGTGCATGCAGATAGGGCTGGGCCAATTGCGGTTCAGCCCTTCTGTGTTTTACGACATGACGTTCGAGGAGTTCTGTGCTGCGGCGCAGGGCATGAACCTCCACGAGGAGATCAGGGAAAAGCAGGAGTGGGAGCGCACCAGGTGGTTGGCGGCGCTGATGCTGGCACCGCATAGCAAGAAGGGGCAACGCATCAAGCCCACCGACATCTGTATCTTCCCATGGGAGAAGAAGAAGAAGAACAAAGGCGACCAACAGATGCTGGCCAAAGTCCTGAAACAGATGAGCAATGGCAAAACTTAAAGACCTCAAAGTAACAATTGGCCTGTCCAAGAAGGGCATGGGTCAATTGAACAAAGACCTGCGCCAGGTCAAGGCAAAGTTCAGAAACAAGTTTGGCGAGGTCGGTGCCATGGCGCAGAACTTCGGTCGCAACATGACGCTGGGCGTCACTGCACCGCTGGCCATAATGGGCGTGCAAGCGGTCAAAGCATTCGACCAGCAAGCCAAAGCCATCGCACAGGTGGAGGCCGGCCTGAAGTCCACCGCAGGACAGGTAGGGTATACCTCCCAGCAATTGCAACAGATGGCCAGCGACCTGCAGCAGAAGACGCTGTTTGGTGATGAGGTCATTCTGAAGGACGCCACGGCGCAACTGCTGACGTTCACCAACATCAGCGGCGACCAGTTTGCCAGGACACAGAAGGCAGCGCTTGACTTGGCCACTAGGTTGGACGGCGACCTGAAGGGCGCCAGCATCCAACTTGGTAAAGCACTCAACGATCCCATCGCCAACCTGTCGGCATTGTCGCGGTCGGGCATTCAGTTTAGCGCGGATCAGAAGGAGGTCATTAAGTCCTTGACCGAGACCGGCCGCCTTGCTGAAGCGCAAACCATTATCCTCGACGAGCTTGAGAAGCAATACGGGGGCAGTGCCGAGGCCGCAGCCAAGGCCGGCATGGGACCGTTCAAGCAGTTGTCCAATACGCTCGGTGACCTCAGCGAGGAGTTCGGCAAGCTCATCAACGATATGATCGTCCCGCTGGTGCCGCACGTCCAGCGTTTGGTCAAGGTTTTTACTAATCTCACTGACAGGCAGAAAAAAGTGGCGCTGACGGTTGCTGCCATTGCAGCATTGGCTGGGCCGATGGCTTTGTTTGTAGGCCAATTGCTACAAGCGCGTTTAGCTATGGCTCAGCTGAACCTAACCATGTCCATGAATCCTTTGGGTGCTGTCGTCGCTGGTACCGCGCTACTTATCGGCGCCATGGTCGCGCTGAAGAAAAGCATGAAGACCACGCGGGAGGAGACGGAGAACTTCATACTGCGGACCAAGGAGCTGGAGAAGGAGCAACAGATACTTGCGTTGAACACTAGGCGGCGAGCGCTGGAAGAAGAGCTGGCCAATGTCAAGAAGGCCAAGGCCGCCGAGGAAGCCGCGGCACAGGTCGGCGCTGTCGGTGACAAGTTCGAGAAGCAAATCAGCCGCAACAACGTTGGCCGCTACACAAGCCAAATTGACGACCTCAGCCAATCCATTATTGAACTGAAGATGGCAACGGCTGAAGCTCAGTTTGGCGAAGGCGCAGTGATTAGCCTGAGCGGACTGCCTGATAAGTCAGAAAGCGACGAGCAAGGCCAGGCCGTCGTGCGCAATCTGGAAAACGTTGCGGCATTACAGTCTAAGACGGCGGGCGAGGTAGAGAACCACGCGCTGAAAAACCGCGGACTGAAGCAGAGCTACGACAGCCTGGGCCAAAGTCTTGAACCGGTCATCGGTCGGTTCCGTCAGCTTGGCATGTTTGTCAAGGACCAATTGCCGGCGTTCTTCGAGGGTGCATTCCAGGCGCTGAGCCAAGGCACCAAGTCGTTTGGTGAGTTTATGCTTCAAACGCTTCAGCGGTTGCTCATCAAGGCCGCGGCATTGGTCGCCACCTTCGCGGTCCTGTCCGTGCTTATGGGCGGCGCTACGGGCGTGGCCGAGCTGACCGGTGGCAAGGCTGGACTCAAGTTCTTTATGGGTGCCGGCATGGGCATACCTCAGATGGCCTCTGGAGGACTTTTTACCGGCGCTAGCCTCGCGATGGTCGGCGAGGGACCAGGTACCTCGGCCATCAACCCTGAGGTCGTCGCCCCGCTCGACAAGCTGCAGCAGATGATGGGCGGCGGCAACGTCACCGTGACCGGTCGCCTCGACGGGCGAGACATCTTGATCAGCAGCGAGCGGGCTGGCTTTGATCGCAACCGAGTACGCGGATTCTGATGGCAGGCGAAAGACTATACGGCGAGTTCCAAGACGACAAAGGCACAAGCTGGCGCGTCAGCATCTACGACACCGACGCCTCCTGGAACGCCGCGAACAAGGAAGAGTTCACGCTGGGAAGCGAAGGCTTCGTGCTGTCGTACAGCGGTGCCAACGAGCAACAGCACCAGCCTATCATTGGCAGCTCTGTCGAGTTCACCATGTACGAGAACGACAGCGCCCACACGTCAACGCTGGACTTGCTGTACAGCACTGCGGAAGGGCGCCTGTTGCTTGAGGTGTACCGCGATCCCGACGGGACCAATACGTTGTATTGGCTAGGCGTCATTCTTGCCGAGCAGGTCGAGCGTGCCGACGAGCCG